AGCTTGTCATGGTTGCATGATGAGTGTCAGTGACGTGAAAGGGAGAATGCGGAACGATGGTTACAATCAGGGTCAAGGATGATGCGCCCCATGCTGCGTTCGCGCGGCGTCTAAATCAGGTCATCGAAGAGTCGGACCTGCTGCCGCCCTATAATCAGGGCCGGTACACCTGGATTTCCGAACAGCTCCGCAAACAGTTCGGCGTTGAGGTCACCCGCGAGACTGTGCGTAAGTGGGTATGGGGAGAGACAATCCCCAGGAACGAGAAGCTGAAAGCGCTCGCCAAGCTGTTCGATGTCGATGAGGGCTGGCTGGCATTCGGCATCACATCGGAAGTCAATAAAAAGGTGACTCCGAAAAAGATCCTCGCCGATAGTGGTGTGGTCAGCCTTGTTGCCGGTCTCATTCAGATGGACGGTGGCACCTGCGCTTTGCGCGAGGAGAAGGATAAGAACGATTTCGTCGATCTCTACGCCATCGTCGATCGGCGGCAGCGTATGATCTCTGTGTGTCTCGGCGTTGAGGTTGCACCGGGGAAGTTCAAATTCTCGGTTCCAAATGAGTATGAGCAGTGCGTCAATATCGGCGTCGTGAGAACGGGCTTTGCGAGCTTTGACCTTCTCCTCCTGTCTCATGCTCAGATCAAGAGCTACGGCGATCGCCTTGGGCCACATGTCGATGTAACAGCGACAAAGCGCGAGAAGGGATGGATGATTGGGCGCACGCCCGTCCATCTCATCACCGATTTCAACGCCGACCTGTCGCGGGAGGGGTGAACTTCACGCCTTGATGGTATATTTGATGGTATCACAATTTCGGTCATTTGAAATTACTCAGGAGTTTCAACGTGTTAGAGAGAATTCAAGAGTCCCCTACGGGGCGCCAGTTTGGCATCTCAGGCCATCTCCCACCATCTCAGGCCGTCTCACAAGTTACTGAAAATCAACGAAAATCCCTGATACGTCGTCTCAGGGCGTCTCAGCGCGTCTCCGTGCAGCGCAAAAATTTGATGGTATTTTTGATGGTATCGGGAGGTGGGTCATGGCGCTGACCGACACGCGAATTCGCACCGCCAAGCCGGGGAACAAGGCGTACAAGATCAGCGATGCCAACTGGCTCTATCTGGTCGTTCATCCAAGTGGTTCGAAGCTGTGGCGGATGAACTACCGCTTCCTCGGCAAGCAAAAGACGCTCGCGATCGGAGCTTACCCCGAGATCAGTCTACAGGAGGCCCGCGAGAGGGTTGCTGAGGCCCGCAAGTTGTTGGCTCAAGGCATTGATCCTTCAGAGCACAAGAAGGACCAGATACGCGCCGCAAAGCTGGCTTCGGGGCAGACCTTCAAGGCGCTCGCCAAGGAGTTCCTGGTCAAGTGCGAGAAGAAGGGCTATGCCGAGGCGACCTTGGACAAGAAGAAGTGGATTCTGAACGATCTTGTCATCCCCGTCATAGGGCATCGTCCTATCGCGGAGATACGACCTGCCGAGATCCTAGAACTCCTGGCAGACATAGAGGCCAGTGGTCGGCTTGAGACAGCGAAGCGGGTACGGCAGACAATTGGGGCGGTGTTCCGTTTGGCTGCTCTCACAGACCGTGCCCCCGGCGATCCAACGCCCGTGCTTAGGGGACAGATCAAGCCGCCGAAGGTGACAAACTATCCGGCTATTGTTCGCCCTGACGAGTTTGGCGAGCTGATGCGGCGCATCTCCACCATTCGGAGTACCATCATACGTCTCGCTCTGGAGTTTCAGGCGTTCACGTTCGTTCGGCCTGTGGAGTTGCGCTTTGCCACCTGGGACGAAATCGACCTCGAAACGTCTGTTTGGAGCATCCCGGCTGAACGCATGAAGATGCGGCGGCCTCACGATGTTCCGCTGGTTCCAGCAACTCGGCAGATTTTGAGGGAGGTTCGTAAGTACACTGGTAGGTCACACGGCTTCATTTTCCACTCGCCGCAGAACCCCAACAAACCCATATCGGAGAATACCCTAAACAAGAATCTATGGGCGTTGGGCTACAAGGGACGACACTGCTCTCATGGGTTCCGATCCAGTGCCTCGACACTACTCAACGAGAGCAAGAAGTACGACAAGGATGTGATCGAGTTTCAGCTCGCACACCTTGAGAAGAATCAAGTGCGTCGTGCCTACAATCGCGCTGAGTATTGGGAACAGCGCGTACAGTTGATGCATGATTGGGCCAACATGATAATGGAGTTGCGCGGCACGTGAAACGTGACTATAACCGTCTCACGATACAACTTGAGACGGTATGAGTTTCATCGTGCAGTCTATAGACGACATTAGACTTCTTCGGGTCGAACAGGTGCTAGAGGTCGTCCCTGTCAGCAGGGCGACACTCTATCGAATGATAAAGCAGGGGGAGTTCCCGGCACCGATCCACATCGGCTCCCTGTCGGTGTGGCCCTATTCCGAAGTCCAGAATTGGGTCAGCCGCGTGAAGCGGCGATGTAAGCCGTTCCGAGCAGATGATGGAGAGGAGGACATCATCTGATGCGGTTCGGATATGACGATGATGACCTGATCGGCGATGTCCCTGATGAGGAGCAAGACGAGCGGATCAGCCTCCGTACGTCTGACGTTCACTCCGTCCTCGGTGGCGTTTCTGTGCCCTGGCTGATGAAAGCCTTCCGCATGGGGCGTCAAACTGTTGAGCGCAAGCTCGCGGGGTGTCGTCCGATCGGCCAAGGTAAGCACGGCACGCCGCTTTATGACTTGCCCGAGGCGGCAGCCTATCTGGTGAAGCCTCGCGCCACCATTGAACAGCTACTCGCGAGCCTCAAGCCTGACGAGTTGCCCGAGAAGCTGCGTGAGGCGTACTGGAATGCCAAGCTCAAGCAACAGCGTTACGAGGAACGCGCGGGCCACCTGTGGCGCACAGACCGGGTGATCGCTCTGTTCTCAGAGGTCCTACAGGAAATCCGGGTCAAGTTGCAGATCATTCCCGATCGTGTGGATCGTGAGACGGGCCTAACATCTCAGCAGTTAAAGTCACTTTCGAGGATCGTCGATGAGGTTCAGGACGACATCTATCAGTACATCCTGAGCCTCAAGGATCGGAGCTACACGCCGAATCAGTTGGGTGAGGAATCCGAGGAAGTTGAGGATTTCGTGTGATGCTGCGTTACAGTTCCCTTGAGGAAATGCTCGTGGCCACAGCCGAGGCGATCCGTCCACCGGAGCGCCTGACGGTTCCCGAGGCCGCCGAGAAATATCGCAAGCTCAACAACCCTGGCTCCTACGTCGGACCATGGGATAACAGCATCGCGCCCTACCTGACGGAAATCATGGGTGAGCTGACTTCGCACGAGTTCACCGGGCTCATCTTCGCTGGACCCGCGCGATGTGGCAAATCGGACCTGTTCTTCAATTGGTTAACGCACACCGCCATCTGCGATCCCGCCGACATGTTGCTAGTCCACATGACGCAGGGGACAGCGCGTGACTGGTCGATCGGTGATCTCCGACGTGCCTTTCGCCACTCGCCCGCGCTTGGTGAGAAAGTGATCCCTGGTCGGCACAATATGAACGTTCATGACATCCGCTTCCTGAGCGGTATGCGACTGCTCGTGAAATGGCCGACGATTACCGAGCTTTCGGGAAAGACCGTGCCACGCGTGTGGCTCATGGACTATGATCGGATGCCCCAGGACGTTGATAAGGAAGGGCCTCCGTTCGATCTTGGGCGAAAGCGAACGCAGACCTTTGGTCGCTACGGAATGACCGTCGCGGAGTCCTCGCCCGGTTACGAGATCGAAAATCCCCGTTGGGTGCCGTCAACACCGCACGAGGCTCCGCCGACGCAGGGAATTCTCGCGCTCTACAATCGCGGCGATCGTCGGCGATGGTATTGGCGTTGCGCCGGTTGCAAGAAGCCCTTCGAGGGCGACTTCAAGCTCCTCCGGTGGCCAGACAGCAAGGATCACCTGGAGGCAGCGGAGGCAGCGACCCTGGAATGCCCACACTGCGGATTCCAGCACACGCATGATGCTGGCCCAGGTCAGCCTGGGAAGCACGAACTCAATCTCAACGGTCGTTGGATCAAAGACGGTCAGTCCTGGGATGACGACGGCAAGATCGTCGGCACACCCATTGTGCGTTCCGACATCGCGAGCTTCTGGCTCAAAGGTACCGCTGCGGCCTTTACGACTTGGAAGGACCTTGTTTTCAAGTATCTCAAGGCCACGGAGGAATTCGAGCGCACTGGTGATGCCGCCGCGCTCAAGGCCACCATCAATACAGATCAAGGGCTGCCTTTCCTACCGCCGTCTATCGCAGGTGAGCGGCTGCCCGAGGACTTGAAGGCTCGGGCGCGTGATCTCGGCCATCGCGTCGTTCCCGAGGGCGTGCGTTTTCTCATTGCCACCATCGACGTGCAAAAGAACTCCTTCGTCGTGCAAGTTCACGGTTTTTCCCCCGGCAATGACATCACGATCATCGACCGTTTCAGCATCAAGAAGTCGAAGCGCCACGATGAGGACCATCCCGAGTTGGCGCTTTGGGTAAGCCCTGGCACACATCTTGAAGACTGGCAATTGCTGGTCGAGGAAGTGATTGAGCGCACGTATCCGCTGGACGACGGCAGCGGGCGGCACATGGCTATACGCGCCATCGGTTGTGACTCAGGCGGTCGTGAGGGCGTCACGGCCAACGCGTACAATTTCTGGCGTTGGCTTAAGAATGACCATCCAGCTAATCACCATCGGCGTTTCCAGCTTATCAAGGGTATCCCCAATCTCAACGCGCCGCGCGTCAAGATCGCTTATCCCGATTCCGATCGACGCGACCGGCGTGCGGCAGCTCGCGGCGAGGTTCCGGTCCTTGAGATCAATGTCAATTTGATTAAGGACCAAGTATTTCAGATGCTCGGTCGCGATGAACCGGGCGGTGGAATGGTCAATTTTCCAGACTGGCTTGATGACTGGTTCTATTCGGAACTCACGGCCGAAACGCGTAACTCAAAAGGTATTTGGGAAAATCCCAAGAAGCTCCGAAACGAGGCGTGGGACCTGCTGTGCTACGCGATCGCAATTGCGCTGCATCCGAAATTCGCAGGGATTGAAAAGATCGATTGGGATGATCCGCCGAGATGGGCGCGCGATTGGAACGAGAACGATCTCGTATTCTTGCCCGAGGAACAAGAGCGCCCGTTCGTTGAGAAATCGAATGCTGAATACGATCTTCGCGAGCTGGGTTCTCTATTGGCGTAAGTGTCACTTAAAACTTGTATCTTGTCATGAAACGTGATAATCGCACGATGACAGAGGAGTGGGTTGAAAGATGACACCGGAACAATGCGATGCCTTGCGCCAGCGTCTTTCTCGCGCTGAGCAGGCATACGAAGACTTGATGATTGGCAAGTCGATCCGGGTGCTTGTCGATCAATCCGGTGAGCGTGTCGAATTTACGCCTGCTAACGCCAACAAGTTGGCAGCGTATATTGAGCAGTTGCGTTCGCAGATTGCGGATCACTGCGGCGGCAAGAAGACGGTTTCGGGGCCACTGAGGTTCTTGTTTTGAAAAGCTACCTCGCACACGACGCAGAGATGCAACGGTTACTTGGTCTCGACGACCAAGTGAAAGCGCCCGCGTCGGTTGAAGTTCTCCCGGCCGACGCGGGCGCACAACCCCTTGCCGTTGCCGGTGGTGCTTACGAGAGCGCGAGCCTATTCGACCGCGAGGTTGCCCTTTGGCAGCCTTCGATGGGCTCAGCCGACCAAGATATTTTGCCCGAGAAAGAAATTCTCGACGCTCGGGCTCGGGACACCGTTCGGAATGATGCCTACGTTCGCGCTGGAGTTGATGTTCACAAGGATAACATCGTCGGCGCGATGTACCTACTCAATTCCAAGCCCGCATATGAAGTGCTCGGGCTTGATGAGGTGTGGGCAGAGGAATTCCAGAAGGAAGTTGAGACCAAATTCACGCTATGGGCCGAGAGCATCAGCAATTGGCCTGATGCTTCCCGTGTAAATAACTTTACAGGTCTTATCCGTCTCGCAGTCGGCAT